TTTCTGCTTTGAACGGCCACACTTTGCGAAAGAACCATCCTTTCGCTTGCTCCCAATATCTACCCATTTTTGTTTGAACCATTTATCAAGACCATTTTTTGCCATATCATTATGAATTTTTACCGACTGCGTCTCTATTTAAACCTCTAACGCAGACACCACCACCTCGTTTTAAACCTTGTCTTCTTAATCTTTCAGTGGCTTCTGTTAAACCACCACCAGCATATTTAATTCTTCCGCCCATGGCAGATGGTTTTCTACCTTTAAAGTCTTTTCTTTTTACGCCAGAAGGATCTTTTATTTTACCCGCACATATTTTAGATGCGTAGGCATTAGCATAGGCGCTAGGGTATACCTTGAATTTAGCTTTTGCTGCTCTTTTACCTCTAGGACATAGTTTTGTCATAATTAACCCTTTGCTGTTTGTTTTGCTCTTTTAAAGTCAGATGCTTTTGGTGCACCCTTTGCACCTTTCTTTCGCATCTTACCTCCACGCTTTCTTTTAGCATGGATATTAGCGTACAAACCTTTTCCAGCCATTAACCAATGACCTTTTTCTTCATTTTTTTCATTTTGGCTTTTTTCTTTTTAGCCATAACGAATTTTTTAAGTTGTGGTGGAATAGAACCTTTTTTTGCCATCATTCTATCTGCTTTGCCAAGGTCTTTAGAACCTTTACCATCAGCTGCAAAGAAGGGAACTTTTTTTCCGCCCTTTTCAACCATTTTAAGTTTGCCACCTTTTTCCATCATAGGTCGCTTTTTCATCATCATACCGCCACCCATCTTATTAACACGTCCACCTTTCATGTATCCTTTAGGTGAAACTTGTTTGTTATATAGTCTGTTTACCATTATTTTTTTCCTCCGTTCCTAAATATCTGTGTTCCCTTAATACCAAAAATGCTCGCCACGACAAGGATCCACAGGTTTGTAAACCATGACGGCAATGTGGAGAAATACTCAAAAAATAATTTCACCTTCTCCATCGCTGCTGGGTCGTCACTCATAACTGCCCAAATTAACACTAACACGGGCGCCGACAAAATGCAAAGAACAAATTCGTCTTTCCAGTCCGATTGACGAGCTTCAAGAAGTTTACCTTGGTAAGCTTCCTCTCCTCGGGCCATCTTTTCTGCATGCATCAACTGTGCATCAGACATAGCCATCTTAGTTTTTTGGCGATTAGAGTAGATCTTAGCGCCAGCTTGCATTGCAATCTTTGCTAAACTAAACCACGCCATAAATTAGTACCACTTAGCTTTTCTTTTTTTCTCTGCTAAGATATTTCCTTGCCCTTGAACCTCTGCTTCTTGTGTTTCTGATGGATTTGTTGTTTCAATCTCTTTTCCACCTTCAACATAACCATCTTTGTTCGTAAACATTTCATGGTTCAGGCTTTTTTTGTTTTCTTCTGCCATTTTAGCTCCTTTTCTTTTTTATTCCTGCTTCTCTCAAAGCAATTGCTATAGCTTGTTTCCTATTTTTAACTTTTTTATCAGATTTTCCAATAGAAAGCTCGCCTTTTTTGTACTCTCTCATAACTTTTGCTACTTTTTTCTCTTTTTTAGTTTTTTTTGTCATCTTCTCTCGCTATTATTACACTTCCAGGGCCCATATCTTTGGCACTTGGTAAAGTTTTTGATAAAATTGTCTTTTCAATCGAAGTGTTAGCTCTTAATTTTGCTAATTCTTCGTTTTGTTCTAGTTTTTCGTCTTGATTTTCTTGATTCATCATTGCTCTCATCTTATCAAGGTTTAATCTCTCCTCACCCTCTTGACGTTTTCTTTGATTTTCTTGCGCTTGAAGATCTAATTCTCTTGCTCTTAGTTTAGCAATAGGATCGTTATCAAACTGAGAAGTAATTTTCTTCTCTTCCATCATAAATTCACCCATCATGTCGGCTATTAATTGAGCTTTTCTTGCTTCTATTTTTTCAGCTGTCATTTTTGCTTGCATTTGAACTTGTGGATTCATGGCAACTTGTGGATTTTGTCTTATCGCCATTAATTGCTGCATCTCTTCTCTAAATTCTATCTCAACCTGTTCTTGAGCCATTAAAGAAATATGTTCAAAACAGTTTTTCTCAAGAGATGCCATAACCATTGGATTATTTCTAGCCATATTAGTTGCCATAAAATTTAAGTGTGAAGTTATATGGGCTCTATGATCTTGACCTGGAAACGCTTGGAACGGACGCCCAGCGAGAGCATCAATGTGCTCTAGCGCTGGGTCCTTTGGTGCGGGAATAGGGGGTCGTTTTAAAAGTTTATCAACATCTTTTACACCTAAAGCTTCGTACATATTTCTATACGCTTCGTACAAATTATGTATTTGTGGATTAGAAGTTGCCAGCTGCAGTTCTGACTGTGCGAGGGAAATACGCTGTGTCTGAGAAAATATGTTTGGATCTGCAACTGGCAATATATCTACTCTGTCATCAAAGTCTGTTTGTTTAATCATTCTTTGACCACCAACAACATCGTAGGGATATTCTTGAGGTAGATATAACTTGAAAACTCTTGCTAATAATTTAAATTCTTGTTTTAGAGCTGCATAAATTCTTTTGTGAATAGCAGACATTGTTCTGCTACCTCTTTCCAACAAGGCTACTGTCGTACCCACTGCCGCTTGTTGATTACCCTCACCTACTTGCAAGTCTGCTATTGAAGCGAATCTTTGACCTGCTTGTACTACGACGCCCATAAGCTGTAATAAAGTTTGTGATGGCTCCTTAAATGGAAGCATCATAAAAGAATCTCTGATGTTACCTCCAGGTGCGTCTACATCTCTAAACTCTCCTGGTTGAATAGATTGTGCATCATCTCTTATTCTAATTCCTCTTTGTTTAAATCCTGCAGGTAAATTTGATAAAGTTCCTGCGTCTAATAGTTGTCGTAGTGCAGCTGTAGCTGTTCTTGATAATCCACCAATCATGTGTATTAATCCAAAACCATAAAAACCTAGTCCAGGTAAAAATTTAAAATGTACAAAGTAATCTATTTTGTTTCTTAATGGATCACCGATTTCGTAATTTCTTTTGATTGATAAAACTTCTCTAGAATTTTCTTCGATAGTTACAACGTATGGAAGTTTGATTCCTGTTGGTTCTCCATCTTGTCCCATATCCTCAAAACCTTCAAGATCAAGATTTACATGACACTCTAATAAATTAAAAATATCTTCGTCTCTTCCTTTTGTTTCTCCTTGAAGTTCTCGTTCTTTTTTCTCTACTTCAGTTTCATTAACTGGTCCTGGTTTTAAATCTATATCTCTATAAAAACCAGCAACTTGTTGTTTTCTTAATTCATTCTCCGATATTTGTACGCGATGAATGATAGACTCCGCATCATCTAATGAGGTAGCTGTGTACGGAACAATCAAATCATCAGCGGGTACAAATTTAGAACAGGCCATTTGTGCTGCTTCGTCGTAGTAGACTTTTTTAAAAGCAGAGCCTGCTAATGGTAAGTGAAATAGTAATGAATCAAAATCAGGTTCGTATTCTTTCATCTTATCCATAATTTGATAATTCATAAAATCTTTTACTCTTTGGGCTTGTTGTTCTTTGTCCGGTGTTGGCACACCTAAAATTTGTGTTCTAACTGGACCGTTTGCTGGTAATAATTCTTTGTAAGCTAACGCTTGAAACTGTGTAACAGCTTCAGCTAACACAGGGTGTGTTGCACCACTCGCACCTTGAAAAGGTTCTGTTCTGTTGTCGTATTTAAAACCAAGTAAATCTAAACCCTCTCTGTATCCTCTTTCCCAGTCTTTTCTAGAATTTTTATAGTCTTGATAATTTTGATATAAAGAAGTTCCAAGTCTGCCAAGAACATCGTCTGGTAAATGTTCTGCTAAATTGTCGTAATGATTTATGTTACCTTCAACAGACGCTATTGATGGATCATAATTAATATCTACAGAGCCATCTTCATTCTCTGTAATTTCTACAGGATCCCCTTGTTCATCAACTTGTTTTTGCTTTTCTTCTTGAGCAACTTCAATTTCTTCAGGTGATGGAACTTTTATCTCTTGCTCTACGTTTGGTAGAGACTTGTCTATGTCTGCCATTTATTTTCTCCAGTTTCACAGGTTTAACAGTATTATAATTAATAAGCAACCCCTCAGACTGAGGACCAGATTTAGGGGGTATTGTGGTTGTTAGCTTAGTCTTCATAATAGTCATCCAAGTCTCTAGCAACATCCGCATCAGCCTCAGCTTTGCCTACAGAAAACTCACCACTTTTCATTTCTTTAACTGGTTTACCTGTTGCAAATTCTTCCATAGCTCTTGTGTCTGGTCCTAATATCTGATCTAAATCATCTAAAACTTCTACATCAAAATCAGCATTACCATCAGGATCTACATTAACAGGCACTTCTTCTTGAGCAATAAACTCACCTTTTTTCTTTACTGCTTTACCTGTTTTCTCATCTATCAACTCATAGCCTGGTGGTTCATACTCAATTTCATATCTTTTTCCATATTCGTTTTTACCCTCTACAAAAACTCTGCCATCATCATGTTTGATTATTTCTATTCCAGGTAATTCGGGTAACTCTGCACTTCGAATATCGGCGTCAATTTTTTTGACTACTCCTCTTTCAAAAGCTTTTTCTACAAAAGCCGGAAACCATTCTGGCATTGTTGTGCTTGTGTTAGCTAGCTTAACAACTTTAGCTGATTTTGCACCTTTGAAAAATTTACCTACAATTGGTAAAGATGCAATCCCTGCTAAAAATTTTAAAAACGTTCTTCGGCTTGGATCTTTTGGACTACCTTCACTATAATCCATTCTTGTAGATTCTTCTTGAAAATCATAAAAAGGAAGAATAGTTTCTTCTTCTGGCATAATACCGTCTGTAAGATATTCACCAATACCTGTTCGATCTATTTTCGCTTCTCTCTCAGCTGCTAGAGCGGCGTCCTGTTCAGCTATCTTGTTCTTTGTTTCTCGATAGTCTCCCATAATTTTTTCAAAAACCTCTTTACTAATATTACCTTCTTTATCTCTAAACGCTCCTACTGCTTTATAAAAATCTTCTTCGCCTTTTTCATATTGTTGAGGAAACTGCATCTCATCATCTGGTCCTCTAAAATCTTGTTCTTGCATAGCTAATGTTTGCATTGCTCCACTAGCTTTTTCAAAGTCTAAAGCTTTTTGAATGTCTGCTGTATCTATTCCTTCTTTAACTGCTATTTTTTTAAGTCTAGCAGTTTCTGTATCTCCAAATAATCCGTAAGTAGCATCAGCTATAATTCTTGAAGGTGGTAGTCCTGCTTTGTATCCTAAATAAGTTATCGGCACAGCCGCAGCTAATTCAAATCCTAAAGCTGCTGGACCAAGCACTTCTCTAAAAATAGCTCTACCTGCGCTAAGTTTTTTTGCTGCGCTTGCAGCAGCATTGCCTGAGCCTTTTGCAATAGCTTGTTGTTTTTTAATATCTTCAAGATAGTTCATTGGATTGTCACAAGCACCACCTTCTGAAGCTGAACATTTAAATCCAAAGCTTGCTAATTTTTTTGCTATAGTTTTACTATCAGCATCGGTTGGTATTTTTTGAAGAGCAGATACAGTTTCTTTTTGAGTTTGTGCTCCTTTTGGTATTTCATAACCAAAACCTTTTTCTTCAAAAGTTGATGTAAGCTGTTCACCTAAAGAACCTAATTCTTTAAATCTTTTCTTACCAAAAGATTTTTCTGGGCTTTTTAAATCTAGTTTAGCAACTTTAGTATTATATTTCTTTTCGTGATTTAATGCTGTTGTTTCGTTAAACTTCTTAACAAAATTTTTAGCTTGTTTAGAATCTGATCCATATTCATCAATAATACTAGACAACTCTGTTGATGCTTGAGATAGTTTACCTTGATAATTAGCACCAGGACCTTGATTGTATTTAGCGTCCGTAACTTGAGTAAACGTTGAATAAGGTCCTGTTTTTTGTTTACCACCAATACTTACCCCAACAAATTCATCAACATTATAGTTTTTAGTATCTATACCTAAATCATTTAATTTTTTGTTAATAGCGACCTGATAACTTTTAAAGGTTCCAACTTTTGATCCTAGTTGTTCATCAATTTTTCCTGAAGCATATTTATATGCAGCTTCATGAAACGGATTTCCCCATTTCGCAGTTTCAAATTGTTTCAATAATTTTTTAGATAAACGTTTATCATTCTTGAGATCTACACCTGTAAGGTTTGCACCTTCTGAAGCTCTAGCTATTAATAAAATAGCGTCAGCTAGTTTTTTATCTGTTAAGTCTAAATTAGGAAACATTGCTTTAGCTTTAGGTAAAAAATTTTCTTCTGTTAATTTTGTATTTCTTAACATATTCATAAATTTTTTATTGCCAGCAAGAGTGTTAACTCTATTGATAACTTTGCCAGACAAAACATCTCCATCAAGTATGTTTTTAACTTTCTTAATATCGGCAGCTGAGGGTTTTTTATAATAACCTAAATTGTATCCTGTCACGGGTCTATATATTTTTTTAGGCTCTCCTAATACTTTCATAATCAAATCATACTTAGGATTTCTTTTAAAACCTTCGTATGTTCGTGTTCTAGAAATACCTCTTAAATAATCATTATCTACACCAAGAAGATCAGCTAACTCTTGTCTTGATATTAAACCTTTAGTATCTTTTTTAAATTGTTTTATTCTTTCGACAACTTGAGTATTGAATCTAGATCTTTGAGATCTATCAATTTTTTCCCAACTATCCACTCCTTGTTGAGCAATAAACTCTTCTAGAAAATCTTTTGGAACACTTGGATCAGGAGGAGTTACAAAACCTTTTACAGCAAAGTTTTGTCTTTTAATAAAATCTACAGACTCATCCATAAGACCACCACCTATTTTATCAAGTGAATCTAGTAATCTACTTTTTCTGTTTTCTTCTTGAATATCTAAAAGTTCTTGTGGCTTTGGTTGTGGTAAAATTTCTTCCTCAAGTGACTCTACGCTATAATCTAACGCTGAATCTGCTAAATTAAAATTAATACTTTCAATTTCAGGTTCTTTTAATTTTTGTATTAGTGCTCTGTTTTTAAGAAGTTCTGAGGCCATGTTATAACCCCATCAAATAATTTAGACCGCCGCCTGCTTTGTTTTTTCTTTTAACTGTCAT